ACACGAACAAGTTCACGCCCAGTTTGTAAATTAAGCCGACAAACCGTATTTGAAGAAAACGGCAACTCTACGACAAAGCACTCAAGTAACCTCTAAGAAGTGCGAAGCATAATGTGTAACATCAGGAGAAGAGCCATTCGTTTCCCCGTTTATATCAACGCCTTGTATGCCAGCGGGTAACAACGAAGCAACAAGTTCCATGTTATCACTGCGTATCGCATCTTCAACTTCCAACTGGACCTCTACAGAAATCCCATACCTATGAAAGAATAATCTTCTCGTCTCTAACGTAGGCATAAAGTCCGGGATAGCAAGCGCATCCCTGGGCACCTTATGATACCCATCTTCTACCCATCGAGGGGTGACGCCTGCTGTTTTCTTTAGAGCCATTCTAGCCATCACACCAACTATAGGGCAATGTGGTGTCTCATAACAGCTAGAAAGTGCCTTTGCACGGAGTAACTGCTTTAATACACGATCCCCGGCATTAATACAAGACAATGTCCAACCAAAGCCTTGAAAAAACTTGAACGGGTCGCGTATGATTTGGCCTGAACTGGAAAAAACCAGGCCACAAAATGATGCTTGTCCGGGCTCATCCCATTTCTCAATTTTAATCTTAAAGCCCAATGACTCATAGTCTTTACAATCCAATTCTCGTTGCGTCATGAAGAGACCATCGTCACCTTCCACATAGCCGACAATGTTGCCTTTGCCTGCAATGAAAGAAGCCAACATCAAATTTGTGAAACCGTTTCCGAGAGAGGTACACATGTCTCCACTCATCCTCCTCCCGCGGACCTGGACTTTTATGCCTGTCCTTGTCCTCATAACATTCATGCCGGAAATTGTATTACAGATGTGTTCCATAATAGGATCATTCGGAAAACAGAACTTATAAAGTGCGCATTCACACACCTGCATAATGCTAGAGCTAATCGAACTCTCAAAAGCAGTATAATCTGTTGCTCTACATTTCCAATCATGATATTCAGCCAATTTACTGATTAAAGCAGGTCGTTCAGGTACAGGCACATGCTTAATGAAAGAAATCGGCATGTCCATGTCATAAAGCACCCTTTCTATGCTCTTAAAGTACCTACCTGAAATCACCTTGAAATCGTCAACCCTCGAATTGATCATCCTCGGCCTCTTAAACTTCTGATAAAATTCACTCTTAACAAATGAATCGACATGAGATGATCTCTTCTTAGAAGGCAAACCTCCATGCAAATCAAGGTAACAAGTTCTCAACTGTGCCTTACGCCACTCGGGATATTCTTCGGACGATAACCACTCTTCGAATGTCATAAGTTTAATTTTGCTTAATTCGTCTCTATGTTCCTCCAACCATTGACGCACGAACAAAGCAAAACGCTGTAACTGGCGTTTCTGTATACAAGGTAAATCTCTCAATAATCTTCCAGAAAACGCTTCTAATACTGTAGCAGGGTCATAGTTGTCATAACATATAGGAGCATAACCACGTATGTAACCCCACGTCAACCTCCGATACATTCTCCTCCTACTCTTCCTCCTTCCGGAAATCCTCAACACAGACGTACTTAGAAGTTTTGATTCCACATTGGGAAAGAAAACCTCACCTAGCCTAACCCCTGTGGCATACACATGCCTCTGTGTTGTCCATGGGTTTGGCATCCTGTCCGGGCCTAAGGTGAGAATCGCGCGGATTCGCGACGGCCAGTCCTTAGGCCCATCCAACAAAAATCCGTGCGTGCGATCAAGGCGAGTACTGCTATCTCTGTTCCACGTGTAAGTAACCAGTCAACACTATCTTTCAATGGAAATGATGGAATATTGTTGACTTTAGTACGTGCAGAGAGGGAAGCACAAGCCACGGTGGTCGGTCGGTCAAATTCATCAGCAACAGCAGAGGCTAGATGCGGGACGTAAATCATAGTAAAATACGGCCGCCAATAGAACGGGTAGAAGGTATACACGACAAGGAAATAAATGATGAAACCTGTGAATAAAGTCAAATTGACAACGTAAGAGAATACGCGAGGTACATAAGGATCAACCAAAGGCAAAATGACAAAAAACAAAAGCTTCAGCAAAGTAACAAGTCCAAACCCATGCCAGCAAACCCACATCCAAACGTTCAACCACCAAGGACATTCTGCCCATGCGGTTTCTACAACAAAATCTTTATCTACCCTAGGCACATTCCTCTTTGTAATAAGTCGATTATCCTTCTTAGTAACATGCACGACATACAAAGTACGAACAATTTTATTCAGGAAGTAACCAAAGGGTATTCTAGACAAGCTCGAGAAATATGCTGCCAATTCTTCTTGGTGCAATAATTCCCCATGCAATACATCTTCAGGAATGTCCAATTCACCTCCTACTCTTGTAGCAGAGCCATCCGTCCAACCAAAAGGTGTAGCCGGATCAAACCCATCACCTGAAATTGAAGCCATTTTGGGTCGCTGTGCTAAGAATGCGGTTTGAGATAAATCTACAAGCTCATCACGGTCTTGAGGAAGAATTACAGAAATGGAACCAGCCTGTTTCTCTTTCAATGCAGGCTTCTCAATGGTCTCAACTGGAGTTGTGACTTTCTTTGGTACTTCAATGTCACTGCTCTGGCATTCCGACGAAGGAACGCTAGGTCTATTTCCAGAAGCTGCTTCTGTGTGCTTAGCAACCCATTTCTGAACTTCGGATGTGGATAAATTTGATGTTGCATGTCTTGCCAACGATTCTTCTTCGCACCAGGGTTCATCATCAACAGATTCTACTTTATGTTGAATATACTTCTCGTAATCATCTGTGGTCATTCGACCCTTAG